AGGATTATCTATGATGGATAATTCATATAATGTTGGCAGAATGAACTTTGTTCGTTTTATCAACACACTTCTTCGTAACTCCGTAGAAAGAGCTGGATCATTCATATCCAGACTGCTTAACCTCGCATCGAAGCGAGAGGGGTTCCTAGAGGAGGCGTCACGACACCTCACAACCGGAACCGTTGAGCACCTCTTGAAAGTGTTGAAGAAACGAATCCAGGAGATAAATTCTTCTGGTATTAGTCAATCTCCTGCTACAATGACCGAGCTTCGGTCTAAGCTAGAGATGTCTAAGCTTCAATAAGCGGTCGACTGAAACGTTCTCAGTCGTTAAACAAATGAACACAGAATCGTGTTCGGGAATTACCGAACAGCTAGTTACCTACCTCAGTAGGTAGTTCCTCCAACCCCGCGCTCTGGACGTTCAGAGTAGCACAAATCATACATATGAAAGCACTTGTTCTGAGTATTAGCTTACTCCTGAGTTCAAGTGTTGGAGGCGTATTCTACTGGAATAGTAGTCAATACGAGGAAGCACTTGAGCAGGTGAAAGCTGAATATCAACAGCAAACTGCCCAAGCTAACCAAGAAATCGAAGCGTTGAAAGACAGTGTAGAGATGGAACGTCTTGAGTTAGCTGAACTGAAAAGTCGAATTATTATTCACCCATTGAAAGAGGTGGATAAAGCATATACAACTCGTCCCTTTGGCTTACAGGTCCACCCTGTATATAAAGTCAGAAGAAATCACGAAGGTTTAGATTTTGGTAGTACCAATAAACTGAACCCAATCCGATCGTCAACAGACGGTAAGATCATTTCTGTAAAATACTACAAGAAAAGTGGTTGGACAGTTGCAATACACAATGAAGAACACAACATAATTATCAAGTACATGCACTTACGTTATAACCCATCCACTACGACAGGTAAGACGAAAGCGATTAAGCGCGGTGATTTCATCAACGCAGCTGAAGTATTTGGTATTATAGGCAGTACGGGGACTTCCTCGACAGCTACACATCTTCATTATGAGATCCACGAGTTCAACGAAGAAACGTTGAAGTATGAACCTGTTGATCCCAACAGCGGAAAGTATGTATTCATTGATGATATTAACCCTCAAAACCCCATAGCAGAAAAATAAGAAATAAAAAACACCCTCAAGGCATGTAATGTGTCTTGGGGGTTTATTTATATAACTATGACTGAAAAAATTTACATTGACGAGGAAATCTCGGTTTCTATTATTGGTGACTGGACTTTACGAAGCTTCAGAGATTACATTAATGAGTTGATTGAAAAACATGGTGAAGATACGTCGTGTGAAATAGACGTTGAATATGATTATTTCATGGATGACTATGATATCGATGATGCCAACCTTATTATAACAACCAAGAGATTAGAAACTGATTCCGAATATAATAAAAGAATTGAACAACTACAGCTCAGAAAAAAGAAATACGAAAAAGAATTAAGCAACCTACAAAAGAATTATTCTGACGTATTGGAAGTCATTGACGACGAGCTGTTCCAAATACAAATCTAACAAATTATGGCTAAGAAAAAGCAAGAACATGATTTCGCAGAGGGAATACAAGAACTCATTGACTTCTATAATGAGAATTTTGAAGCCCCTAATTACCACGTAGTAGAGAAGAAAAAATATGAAAATCTGCTTCGTTGTGGTATCTACATGGACTTAATGGAAAAACATGAACTGGACGATTATGCTCCTGAAAAGGTGCAAGAAAAGTTTTATGCAGAGTACAAAAAGGTGTGTAAAGACAAGGGGGTTCCTGTAGAAGAGGACTAAACCTTATACTTTAATTATTGATCATGAATAAGCAACCATATTTCGATCCTTATCGAGAGACTATGTCTCCTGAGGAGTTCAAGGAATTTCAACGCATTGAGAGAGATTACAAGACTAAGGTCTTGAATCAACCCAAAGTGTTTCGTGCTTATGAAGTTGTCCTTCATTTCTTCAATGATCAACTTGACTTAATGGAGGACGACAGAGATGTCGTTGAAATAGAGAATTGTATTACAGCAGTGGTAGAACTGCTCCCTGAGCATCCACCCAAGACCAAGCACGATACGATTGCCTTCAACGGCATTAAGGATGCCATCCTTGAACTTACTGGAAAGAACTTCGATACCCTTCTTGATCCCACAGCGGATATGGGCATTGAGTCTTTCGATACAGTAGTTCGAAAACGAAAGAAAGAGCGGCCCTCATCAGATGTTGGGCCTGTTGCGGTAGTTCCCAGACCAAGGCCGGTTCGACGAGTCCAAATCGAAGAACCTCTTCCCCCCGAACCTGATAACAAAATCAGGTCACTGGTGGTTAAAACTGGAGACCGCATTATACAGCTAGGCAAATGGGTTCAAAACCGTGCCAGAGCTGCATAGAAAAATAACCTAAGGACTGTCTCTGGCAGTCCTTTCTTATTTGTATCTAATCATGTCATCATATAAATTGTTCCTGTCGCGACTCAAGCATCGAAAGCTCGCCGCTAGGCACTTAAGAACTCTTCTTTTGTTCCAAGCTGAGCCAGAGAAGCAAGGGTATCGCGTCTTATTTGGTGGTTCGTCCTATGATAGGACTATCACCAAATGTGTGAAAGACCTTCTTCAGAAGGGGTTCATGGAAGAGAATTATTATTCCACGAACCAAGGCCCATTTCGCATCACTGATGCAGGCAAGAAATTGCTTCAGACATGGGAAGCCTTTAAGCGTAATAAATCAAGGCCCGTATGGGCCCTATCAGTTAACGAACTTCATCAACTATGGACCTAACTCAGTGGGTTTATGATATAGAAGTATATCATAATTTCTTCTGTGCTAACTTTGTTAGGGCAGAGGAGTCGTTAGAGGACACCCGGCAGTTTACTGTTTGGTACGATCCTTTTGATGAAAATGAACCTATTGACGAAATTCTTGAACTGCTGAAATTTTTAGCTGAAGACAATTTCTTTGTGGGCTTTAATAGCGTCGGTTACGATGATATTATTCTCCACAAGGCGTTAGATCTTATGGGTAGTTCTCCAAAAGAATTTTGCTCGACGTTGAAGGAACTATCTGACCGAATTATTAATAATGAAGTTAGGAAGGTTTCCGATGCTGATCGCGTATTCTATTCCTTGGACCTATGGAGATTATGGCATTTTAACAACAGAGCTAGATCGATGTCACTCAAAGCCGTTGAGGCTGCGATTGGCTTCCACAATATTCAGGAGCTTCCGATTGACCCCGGTCAATTTGTTTCTGAGCAGGAGGCCAACGACTTAATTGAGTACTGTTGGAATGATGTCAACGCTACAAAAAAATTCCTCTGGTTTAAAAAGCCTGAGGTACAGGAAGATACACAAGCTATGATTGAGTTGCGTGAGGTACTAATGGAGGAATACCATTATAACTTCCTCAATGCGTCAAATTCCTCAATCGGGGAACGGATTTTCCTCGACTACATGTCGAAAGCATTAAATCTCCCTCCTTCTGTTCTACGTCAGTGGAAAACGGAGCGAGATCAAATCATCGTGAATGATATAATTCTGGATTACGTAGAATTCGATGCGCCAGAGTTTCAGGGAGTCCTTGATCAATATCGAGAGATGTTGTTAGGGCCGAAAGATAAAGTCTCTATCGACCAAGCATTTGGCGGTATGGTTTATACTTTTGCCCTCGGCGGATTACACGCTGTTGTGGCTGGAACTCATGAACCAGAAGATCACCAGATGATCCTAAGTGTGGACGTAAAAACGAACTTGCGTCCTAACCGGATGAATTGCTGGAAACCTAAGTTATAAAATAAGGCAATCAGCAGCGAAGCCCGCAGAGCGGGAACGTTCAGAGACTACCTGAGCTATAGCGATATGGCTTAATAACAGGAAGTAGCACATGGTAATGCTTGTGTGAAAAAGCGTCCGGTAGTTCAATTAGTTGGGTAATAAGTTGTAACTATGAGAATAATACCTTATATTAAGGTATGAAAGCTCAATTACAACACAAGGAAAAATCTGGTATTTACTGTATCAGAAATAAAATAACTAATAAAGTATATATTGGTAAATCTGTAGATGTCTATAGAAGAATACAAGCTCATAAATCATCTTTAAATAGGAAATCTAAGGATGAGAATCGTTATCTAATCAATTCTTGGCATAAGCATGGAGAGTCTAATTTTGAATATTTCGTTATTGAATACGCAGAATATGATGATCTCTCTAAAAGAGAACTATATTGGATGAAGTGTTTTAATTCTTTAGACAGAAAGCATGGTTATAATCTTAGACCAGATTCTGAAGGAGGATTAATGCCTGCTCAAGAAACTAGAGACCTTCTATCTGAAAGTGGCAAACGTCGTTTTTCTGACCCAAAAGAAAGAGAAAAAGTATCTAAATTCTTCAAGAAATTCTGGGAAGACAACCCAGAAAAAAAAGAAGTAATGAAGAGAAAACTTTCAAAAAGTAAAGAGAAATACATTTTTCATCAATATGATTCATCAGGTACTTTGTTAAATACTTATCCTTCTATGAAGGATATTCTAGAAAAAAATCCAACTTTTACTGCTTCCAGCATATATAATGCTTGCAATGGGTATAAACCTCATTATAGGCAATTTATTTGGAAGAAAGAACTAAAGATATAGTCCGACACTTCAGGAAACTGAAGATTAACAGGTATGAAGTTCATACTACCCGAACCTAGCAATCAAAAATCGTTTATTTCCCGAGCATCTCTCAGAGAAGTTCTGTGATGTATACGAGGACTTGTATAAGCTACGGAAGTCTATTCCCAAAAGTGATCCGAGAAACGGGGCGTACAAGCTTGCGTTAAACTCGGTTTGATTTTGCACAAATCAGCAATCTTTATTGTATTTAACTGTGGTTTATAGTATATTATATTAAATTATGATTATTATGAATACAGGAATATATGAGATAAAGTGCAAAGAGAATGGTAAATCCTACATAGGGTCTACCAGAGTTAGTTTTGCAAAAAGGATCTATCATCATTTTTTATCGTTAGAGAATAAAACTCATAAGAATAAGCATCTTCAGAATGCTTTTGATAAATATGGTTATGAAGCCTTTGAATTTAGTATTTTACAACGTGTTCCAAAGAATCAATGTCTTGCTATCGAGCAAAAGTATATTGATTCTAGAGATTGGAATATGTTATTTAATATTAATCCATTAGCGACAGATTCTATTCATTTAACCTCTAAGCAATTACAAGATAGAGGTAAAAGTCTTCGAGAATTCAACAAGAAAGCTCGAAAATACTTTAAACAAGTGAAGGCGTCTAAACTTAGATTAAAAGACGTTCCCGAAAAATACCAAAAGCAGGTTTCTAAGTGGTTGAAACCCGTATGGAATACAGGAAAGAAAATGTCGAAAGCGCATAATAAAAAGCTTTCTGCGGCAGCGAAAACAAGAAAGATTAGTCAGAAAGGACGTAAACAAAGACAAAAAGCATTCTCAGCTAGAGTGCCTGATGTTTATGTGTATAACCAATCTAAAACTCTACTTGGTAAGTATACTTCTGCGGCAGAGCTTGAGCGACAATCCTTGAAAAAATCGTTTGAATTAATTGATCACATGATTCTTCGAAACCCTAACGGGAGAAACGGATTACCTGCTCATATTTTACGTGCGCCTAATGTGAATAAAGCAACTAAAACTGGAAAACCTTACAAAGGATTACTATTTTCAGTAAGCCCTCTCAGCTAGTAATAGTTGAGTTAGCAGAGGATGAATTCAGGGAAACCTAAGCCGAAAGGTATGGCAATCCTGAGCGAAGCCTGAGGTACACTTCAGGAACGTGCAGAGACTACTGGAGAACTATAGTGTTCTTAATAACCAGCTAGAGCGTCCTCCATCCCTATGGGATGATGATATAGTCCAGCCCACATAGAAATATGTGATTATGCTGTTACGGTAAATCCAACGACAAATGGTCATTCCTATATGACCGCCAATTTACAATGTCCATTACCATTAATGGGCAGTTGCTCTTAGCCATGTTAGCTGAAAAGCTTACAAAAGCAGGAGCCCAGGTCATCATGGCCAACACTGATGGTCTCGAGTGTATAATCTCGAAAGTCGATTACGACGCCATCATCAAGATCTGCGAGGAGTGGGAGTCTCTCACCAACCTTACCCTTGAGTATGAAACATATAGAAAGATGTTTGTAGCAAACGTAAATAATTACTGTGCGATCACGACGTCTGGAAAGCTTAAACAAAAGGGTGCGTTCGAGGTTAATAAATGGATAAATAAAGACCACAGCAAACGCGTTGTGCCCATTGCCGTACAAGAGTATGTGCAGAATGGCACGCCGGTCGAAGTCACTATACGGAACCACGATAAAGTCGAAGACTTCTTCGTATTCGTTAGGTGTAAAAAAACGTCCATGCTTTGCCACGAATTAGATGGTGAGGATTCCCCTCTGCAGCGGATCAATAGGCTAATCGTATCGAAATCAGGAGTGCCGATGTATAAGCGGTTCACCGATGGACGTAAGATAGGAGTCTATGTAGGAAATCTTTTATCGGATTTCAATCTTATTACTGATGAGAAGTTAGAAGACGTAGAGATCAATTATGATTACTACATTAAAGAGGCTAACAAACTTATTCAGTCCGTTGAATCTTTTAACGATTTATTCTAATGAAGAGAGCATTAACGATAGCACTCATCTTGAGCTTCTTTTTCTTCGGTTCTTGCGATGACTGGGGAAGCCCGATGAGTTCTGCCCAAAACCAGACGGTTCAAGGCAGGCAACAAGGTCCTATCTTAGGGGCCAAGACTTTGGACATTTCTATTGATAACAAATGGGTTGTCAAGAATGTAACGCCCCTGGATCCGAATGCTAAGCCGGATACTCCCAACCCCATGTGTGTTGCGCTTGTGGAGATGGAGGGAACGAACGGTGAGGTTGTAAGTTTGCGAATCAAATGTGAGTGCTATGGGCCCTCATTACAAGGAAGACATTTACAATTTTTAATTCATGACCCAGATAACCCCAAAAGACCTGACGGATCGTCTAATCGACCTAACGACAGTGTCGATGGATCTGGTACAGGCCGAACAAATAGCTCGGCTAAAAAGTGAAGAAGTAAGAAAACAAACAATGAGTGACGAGAAAAAGAAAAAGGATCCAACAGTAGTTCGGATTCATGTCAATTTCGCCACCTACCTAAAATACTGGGTCGAGGTAGTCGTCTTTGCGATGTTCTTCTTCGAAGCCCTGTATGCTGCCTATCTAGGAAGTCACTTTGGCGTACCTAGTTTGATTAGAGTTGGAGTTCACTCGACACAGGCATTTGCTTGTATCTTTTTCTCCATCGCTTTCTTCTCAATTATTAGGCAGATGATTGAGTTGGGTCAGAAAATTGACAAAAAGAATAAACAAAATCAGATTGTTGGGTTCATCCGGCTGTCCTCGTTATTTATAGCGGTGATTGTAGCTGGACTATTCACCTATAAAGGTCCATGGACCTTGTTCAATTTGATTTCATCGATGGCAACAGGAGTAGACCAGTATACGGGAATGCTATTCCCCAATGGAGCAACTCTTGTTGTCGAAGCTGCTGAAAAATGTGGATGGTGGCTCAACACGAATTGTTGGGTTGATGTTCTATCCGCAAACCCGTTTTTACCGGCTCCGTTCGGTAGTGTGGTATTCCATTACGCACTTCTAATCATCCTATTGTTACAGAATAGTGATGTATTACTGCTTGTAAAAAATGCGTCTGCTTCCTCTAGTAAAGGAGGTGGCGGAACTAAGAAACCTAAAAAACGACCTAACTCTGGTGGATCTGGAGGTGGTAATTCAGGCGGTGGAGGAAGTGGCTCGGGAAAGAAGACGGGCAAGGTGAAGAATCGACCGAAGGGGGGAGTAATCTAACTCCGCCTATAACGTCGGAAGTTCAAGATGATCTTGAGATTCTGTTGCCTTTGCTCTACATCACTAAAAAGCAGAAGTCATACCCTGACATTGAGGATTGGATGGCTAAGTACTCAACCGAGGACTTAATCAAACAAGCCAAAGATGACAGGAAACACTTTCAGAAAAATCCATCTAGGTATAAAGGGGCCGAAATGGATAATGTGGCGAGAGCTAAATGGAGAGTTGGTTCAAAGTGGATGGCAGCAGTGATATCTTGGGCCTTGCCCCACGTAACGGAATTTACCTTTGATAAAACAGTAGGAAACAGAGCTGTGAATCTTGGAGATGTTTTATACACTCTTAGTCACCATACCGAATTTGACACTAACTTCGGTTATCTGGAAAAGCAATTTCCTAGATTCAACCAGTATGTGGCAGACTATGTATCCTACCATCTCGAAGGTACATACAAAAGCAAACCGAGGTCACCTTTCCCTCAAGCTCTTAGTGAGTTTAAGAGAGCTCTTAGCGGTCGTATTAGGCAAACACCTGATGATTACAGCAAAGAGGATCTTATTCGCGATATTGATTATCAGATTAAGACAAGGAAGGACCGTGATGAAGATTTAGAAATCTTTTGGAAGAACAACAGAAGCAAGTAATCGACTTAGTCCAAAAGGACGCGGTTGGCTCCTTGCTTGACAAAGATAAGGATGTTCTGTCGGGAACCCTACTCATGGGTACTGGAACGGGGAAAACCAAAGTTGCGATCGACACGATCAAGGCATTGGGTAAGTACTTAGAAGGTACTCCTAGAGTATTATGGGTTACTCCGACAGAACGCCTTAGAGATGTAGATGCTCCAGCTGAATTTGATAAATGGAAAGCAAAAGATGAGAAAGAGAATACAACATTCATATGTTATAGTTCTCTAACTAAGCTTAGAGGAGAAGAGTTTGATCTGTGTATATTTGATGAGTGTCATCATATTACAGAGAACAATATTCAATTCATTTTTAATAACGATATCAAGAGGTTAGTATGCGTGACTGCTACGTTCCCTGAAGATGAAGTTAAAGCTGAATTAATTCAACGACTTGCTCCTATTAGATTCACTTATTCTATTGAAGACGCTATTGACGATGAAATAGTGAAGAAGGTTAATATCCATGTCTGTTACACATCTCTAGAAGATGAAACAAAAGACATAGAGGTAAAGACTAAAGACCATCATTTCTGGACTACTGAAAAGCGTCAGTATGAGTATTACACTAAGGAAGTAGAAAAATATAAACATGTATATTTCTCGGATCCAACAGAGAAAAAGAAACAACTCTGGTTTGGTAAGATAGGAAGACGATCAAACTTCATATATAATCTACCATCTAAGATTCGAGCCGCGAAGAAATTTTTACTCACTCTCCCCGACGATGAACCCGTATTAGTTTATGGGAAACGCATAGACGCAATCAATCAACTTGATATGGGTACGTTCCATTCCAAGAAGAAAGATTCAAGTGATCTCGACGCGTTCTGTTCTGGGGAGTCAAAAAGACTAGCAGTGGTAGACGGCCTCAATGAGGGCGCTAATCTACCACATCTCAAAACTATTGTTGTAATGAGTTTAGATTCTAAGAAATTAAATCTGACTCAACGCGTAGGTCGCGCTGTCCGTAAGGACGGAGACCAAGAGGCCAATGTTTACATTTTTGTGAGCAAGGGTACTCAAGATGAAGTTTGGTTTAGGAAGGCCATCCAAGCCTTTCAACGCACAACTATTAATTATTTCAATATTCAATAGGAAGCCAAATGGCAGACAACAAATTAAAAAACAACCCCAAAGAAACTCAGGAACAAAAAGCCGCTCGTATCGCTAAGGAAGCTGCAGAGAAGGTAGCTGCTGAAACTGCAGCTCGTGAGAAGCGAGATAAGGAGGCCACTGAGAAAGCAATGGCTGAAAGCCGCAAAAAGGTTCAGACCAACCTGGATAAGATCCAGAAAAACATGGCAACCGCCACCGATGTAGCTGAGTCCATGAAGGACGAGATCGCTGCTGCGAAAGAAGCTAAGGAGAAAGAGGAAGCTGAGAACCAGAAGCCTCATCCTGACAGCAAAGTAGGGGGGATCCCTATGGCTCGCAAAGAGGACGGTAGCTTGAATGGTCGTAACGGACCTCCAGAGGAAGCAGACGATGATCCTATCGTTGCCGGAGTGAAGAACTCTATGAATTTCTCTCTGTGGACCTGGCCCACTACCTGGAAGCCAAACCTGGCTAATTGGTCTCCCAAGATCAATGTGAACAGTATTGGTGCCCGGTTAATCCCTGCTGGCGTTATTGCCATCGCCCTGTTCCTGGTTCTTCAGGTTCAACTCAAAAGTAGTCTGAGAGCTCTTAGCGCCACAATGCAAGAGCAAATGGACGAAGAGATCGACCGGCTTCAGAATGACTTTAATGAGCGGATGATTGTCAAAGACAGCGTCATCCTGTCCCAAAAAGACATCATTGCTCAGGACTCTGCCGTTATTAGTGACCAAATTGGTATCATTGATAACCTGGAAGAAGAGAACTATCAGCTTCAGGTTGACCTGAATGCTTCACAGTCTCAGGTTCGTGATGCTAACCGGCAAACCCGGGAAGCTACTCAAACCCTTCAAAATTTCCAGAGAGATTATCAAGTTATTTCTGAAATGAACGAGACCCTTCAGGAGAGCCTTATAACCCATAAGGTGAACACATACCGTCTCGAGAGAATTCTTGCTCAAGAAGATCAGAAACAGATCATCGAAGCAAACGGAATGTTCGTTGAGGTTAGCTTACAGATATCTAACGATAGCCTCATTGTTGTTCCGACTCGAGCTGGCTATGACCGCCAGACTTTGACATCAAGGTAAACGCTATAATTGGAGAGTAGGGAAACCTACTCTCCTTCATTCATATGAATTACACAGTTGTATTTTACGAATCTGGAAAACACTTCTACGCTATCTTGTATAAGATAACGAATAATTCTGCTCCTTCTTTTAAGAAGGGTTTAGACATCTACCGAAAGCTTGATATGATGTATAAGAGTGCTATAAATGTTAGTCGAAAGATTGTTATGGACTATTATAGCTCTATTACTTATGCATATCATATCGTTAATGAGAATCAACTATCTCCATGCATGTTTGAAAGTATTCAAGCCGTACAAGGAGTTGCACAGGATTCCCCCATCAGATACGTAACTCTTGCTTCTTACAACAAGAAAGATTTGCGTCAGAAGATGAAGACTGCGTTCATTAGAGATGTATGTCGCCGACTTCCTTTAGGAAACTATTCCTTTATATATTATAATGACGGGCAAGGACTCGTCCAAGAAAAGCTTATTATGACTTATCTCGCCGAAGAGAATGGGTCATTTAAGTACGAATTAATTTGATCAATGTATCTTCAAATGCTCAAGGTAGACCGTGATTTCGGTCTGCAAGGCGGGACAACCCGCAAAATATATCAAGAGCTGAAGAGATTAGGAATAATTGAAGATACTCCTATAATTCTTGATTTTGATCTGACTCCTGAACACGTAAAGGAGTTTAGACAGGTTTTCTCCAAGAAAACAACCTTCAAGAAAGGCTTAATGAGCGATACCGCCCATGTTACTGCTCTCCTAGAGTGGTTCCTTCTGGTAAATCCAGATTATGAGTGGACTGAGATCGTTGATGCGGCCAAACGCTACGTTCAGGATAGGCTCGATTCCGATGCCCCTGATATGATCATGAGAGCTGATAACTTCATCAAGAAATTGTATGAAGACGGCACTCACTCAAGCAGATTGCTTGAATATTTAGAGACTGAAGAAACTGAATCCACAAATAACACAACGGACAACTGGATATGATTCAATTGACTTACTTCACAACATTTAGAGTCATTTTCAATGCTATCAACAAATTCTATGGTCATATGCCTCAGAAAGAAAGAGGAAATTACCTATGTTACATCACCAAAGATGGTTGGTTTGATGCTAAACAAGGAATCGAAAGCTTGAAAAAGGTTGATATAGTGCTCATCCCGAAAAGATCTAACGAGCATTTGGACATTATTACGTCCTCTAGCAAATACAGACAATTCATGTCAAGTCATCAATATATAGGTAGCTTCGGCTTCTTATTTACGATGAATCCTGATTGGTCTGTTGTTGACTTTTCAAGATGGAACATCCGAAGACTGCGAATTTCTTCTGAATGCTTTAAGATTACTCTTAACAGACGTAAGAAGATTTGTAAAGGCAGTAAGAGGATTCCTGAATGCTTATATCGCAACACTAGCACTGTTTGTGTATGTGAAAAAGTGTATGAAATAAGTCAACAAATTAAGGAGAATATCCGAAAAAATTAGTATCTTTATACTCTATGACGACTCTCGAAAGGATAAAAAAGAACAAACAAAATTGGGAGTCGGGGAACTATAACTGTATACCCTTTGAGGGGTTAGGTAAGATTGAGAAATTCATTCCAGGAATTATGCAATCAACCTATTACATCGTAACTGCAAACTCAGGCGTTGGTAAATCCAAGCTTATGCGTAGTATGTTTGTACATCACCCTGTAGATTGGGCAATTAAGAATGGGAAGAAAATCAAAGTCTTCCTTTTTTCTTTTGAAGAAAGTCGACAAAAGTTTGAGCTTACAGAAATGAGCAGGGAGCTCTACACTCGTTTTAAAATTCGTAAGAATACGAGAGAGCTCCTATCGGTTGGTAGATTTAATACTATCAGTCATGATACCATTAGTAAGCTTGAACAAACAACGCCTCGACTAAATAAATTTTTTGATAATGTAACGATTATTGACGATATTAGAGATCCTGATAGGATGTTTAACATCGTTAGAGCATATTTGCTCAGGAATGGAACTGTTAAAATGGAGACTCGAGAAGAGTATAATTCTGATACTAACGAGTATGAGGAAATTTCATTTGAAAGTGAGTACATTCCTAATGATCCAGAGCAATACACTCTAGTAGTGGTTGACCATGCTAGCTTAATCCGGGCCAAAAAGAAATCGGATAGAGAAGCTATGAATTATTGGTCTGACACACTTGCTCTTAAACTACGAGACTTTTATGGCTGTACAATAATAGACGTACAGCAACAATCAGCAGCCCAAGAATCAGTAGAACGTGCCAAGGCTAAGAAATTAGAGCCTAGTATGGACGGTCTCGGCGATTCAAAGCTGACTGGAAGGAATGCGAATGTCATTCTAGGGTTATTCGATGCCTCCCGACACGACTTGGGAAGCTATGGTAAATACGATATTAATATTCTTGGCAACCATTTTAGGATGCTAAAGATTATTAAGGATCGAGACGGAATACCAAATGTGAAAATGCCTCTCTATTTCGATGGAGCTATAGACTTCTTCCATGAATTACCCAAGGCTGATGAAATGCAGCCAATTTACGATGTTCTGACAGATTCGTCTCTGACGTATTCAGAACAACAGGAGAAAGTGAAACATATGTTGACAGTAAAATCTAATAAACAATCAACGTCATGAATCGCTAATTTATGAATCTCCATATTCCTGGTCCCGATGAGTGGACCGAAGCTACTGTACATAACCCCCGCCTCTTGATATTATTCGGTGCAACTAAAGTCGGGAAAACAACTCAAATTGTTGAATTCCAAAACTGGTTGAAGAAACACAAACCGAATATGACCTCCATGATTCTCGATACAGAGAAAGGTACTGCTCCTATCAAACAGAAGAAGAGGGCTACAAACCTTCAAAGTCTGAATGATTTGAAAGCATATATTGCACATGGAAAGAAGAACAAAGTGGACTTCCTCGTACTAGATACTCTCGATGTTATTGTTGAATGGGTTGAAAAACTTGTTTGCGAAACACATGAAGTAGAGTCAATCGGAGACCTTGCTTTTGGTAAGGGCTACGGATTAGTTAGAGAGAAGGTCATGAACGTGATCAACCATCTGAAAGATTGTTGCGATCACCTTGTTCTGATTGGTCATAGAAAGAAGACGCTGATTGGTACTGATTCTGTCGAAGTTAACGTTAGCTCACTGGACTTGTCTGGTAAGTTGAAAAACGTTGTTTGCGCAGATGCAGATGCTATTGGTTATATGTTCCGAGGAGATGAAGGCGAACTTAGAGTTTCCTTTAAGGCTTCGGATGACATTGAAGCTGGTTCGAGATTTGATCATCTAGTAGATGTATTCGATTTCGACTGGTCGAGGATATTTGTCAACATTGAAGAAAATACTACGGATACAACCCAACAATGAGACAAATTGAAAGCTTAAATGAAAATTAACACTAACAAAATCGTAACTCCAAAAGCAGGAATCAATAATGTAACCATGGGTAAGCCATACGTCGGTATGCGTGGAGCCTATAAAATGGTATCAATCCCTTTCTATACTAAAGGAGCAGACTATCCTAAGGATGCTTCATGGTTCATCCCCCAACAACCTACTTCGTGGGCTACTGTTGACGAACTAGCCTCTAAGATGGCAAGAGAGATCATGGAAGTCTATGAACTCTTCATCCCACTTGAGCAAATGGAAGGACAAGAATTCTCTTCTTTTGAAGATATGATTTCGAAATTTAATCAACTTTTACCTGAAGATTTTACTACAAAAAACCTGGAAGTCGTAATGTGTTATGGCAAGCCTAATAAAGAAGGAAAAACCTATCTTAATGTGGCTAGCGAAAACCGTTACCGTAAGGAGCTCGTTGGGAAACGTTGGTTCCGTGATCCGTCCACTGAATCTGAACCTCTATCATGGGGAGATGATTTTCAGAAGAGACTGACACAAGTACAGGTACCCACAAAAACAGTTACTATTAATCAGCCTACTGGTGACGCATCAGTAGACGAAGTACAGATATAAATCTATTAGTCTGCCTCTACGGGGGCAGGCTTTTCTTGTTTCTATTATGAACATTTCTACCTCGACATACTTGCCCTGCACATGGCAGAACATATTAAAGAAGTCTGAGGAGATTTACGGAGACAAGTACTATGTTCAGATTGACATTATCCAAGATGTCATGGGGTATGAAATAACTACCGATGGAACAAAATACTTGAATACTCTACGTGGTGAACAGAACCCATCGTGCCAATTTGTTGTTGGCGATGCAGATGAGATCATTCGCCTTGTCGATTTCGCAGCTAAGAAGTACAATCGCTGCTCTTGTTTCGATCTTTTGATGCTAAAGTCTGAAAATGACGTACGCCCAATCCGCACATTCTCTGAATGTTTAAAAGTCGTAAATGAACGATATGGCTTAGGATTAGGACGAAGTCAGCAGACAATCATCGATCACAAAGACCGAACCTACCAAAAAACCAAGATACACTACGGTGCATCTGCTCCAGATATCAGAATCAGAAGTCTGGATGGTTTCTCCGAAAAAGCAATGGATTACTGGCATACCTTTGGTATTGACCCAGCTGAATTCAATGCTAACACAGAAAACGAGAAGATTTATGAGGTCGTGACGTATTACTATACTGATCGTTCCGGAGCTTGGATCCAAGTAACTCCTAGTAACTTATGCTTTGCATTTTACTTTGAGGATACTAACAAGTTCAAAATCTACACCCCCTTCCCACAGGAAAAGGAAAAGAAGTTCTTCACGAACTGTTCTGTTGACGATATTTTTGGTCAGCATGACTATGACCCAGATTCTCCTGTTATAGTAACAAAATCCTGGAAGGATAGAGTTGCTCTAAAACAGCTTGGTTTTAATGTTATTGCCTTTCAGAATGAAGGGTGTGAACCGAATATCGAGGTAAATGGTTATATACTATTTGATAATGATGAGCCGGGTCGAGTAGCTGGTAAAATCCTAGCTGAAAAGTACGGTCTTACTCAAATAGAGTTAGATCCTAGATTTGGGTGTAAAGATGCTGCCGAATTTATTGAGAAATACGGTACTGAAAAAACAAAAAAGGTGATTTCAGAGCTGGTAAAAAGCGGTATATAGTAAATTTATTTCCCAGAATTTTTATGAAAAGATGAACCAAGATTTTAAATTATTACTTGCGTCTTGCCTAGGCTTATGTCTAGGCATTTTTCTATCCATACTAAACCTTGGTTGGACGCCCAAGAAAGTATACTATCCTAATTGGGATGGTGATACTATGTATGTGAACAAGCAAGACGTTATACAGCTTGCGAAAACTGAAGGTAGAGATTCTACCGAAATTGATTCAGCCTATGTTAGAGGACCACAAATCTTTGAAAAAAGAGCTGACTGAGCTCGTAGACAAGGCTAATGTAATCATGGAAGAGACAGCCGAAAAGCATAAGCTGACATTTCTAGACAGATTGAAAGCAGATACTTTATGCGTCACTGTTGATGACTTTGGACAAGCTGCTCAAACATATGAACGGGAGCATGGATATAGTCATTGGAATCAAGTAGCGTTTGCGAATGGATTATTTGATGCGGATGACATAGGTTTCACTGCCTGTATTGCGTTGTCTCGTAAATATAATAGAAAATTTGAGTACGTGACTTGTAAATATGAACACGAGGAGCATGGTGATGTGTCTAACCACATTGTTGTGACTGATGGAGACAAGTTCTACACGTACTGGTGGTTGACAAATGACAGTTGTGACTTCGATGAGTTAAATGATGAGGAGGATATGGAACTCCGTCTTTGTAGACCATACTATAATTTAGATATTGAATGGCTATGAATTTGTTTAGAAAAAAACTCACAAGTACTACTGACTTTGATGATGTAGCAGGAATGCAACTAGTCAAAGTACTAGAGGATGGTACCGATTTTGCTGCATTGTTCGAACGCAATGATGAATTTGTCTTACTTAATCGATGTCATTATGGAAGCGATGATTATATAGAGTATGATTCTAACTATCCATATGATCTATTGGAGTCCAATGAATCTGGACAACAATTCTGTGTTAGCTCATTAGCTAATACATATTATATAAATGACTTGATTGAGTTTGGAATCATTGACAAACATATCCTGGCGGATTTAAAAGCTGATTACGAACGTGAGCGAAAGAAGAAGCAAATCGAAAATACCAAAGCAATGTATGAACGAACTATCAAAAGTTTACCCAACTTAAATGATGAAGATCGAGCATACCTAATCAAAAAAGTGAATTCTTCAAACTAACTTTTACATGACAAAAGAGCAATTGCAACAGCGTACCTCAGAGAGGTGGGCTGATTTTTTATACCCTATAATTGAGGACAATAAGGAAGATCTAGTTGCGTTAAGCAATAAGATTGCAGAAGCTCGGGAACTTGGGATTGAATCTTACCCAACAAAAGAAAAGAGATTTCGTGCATTTGAAGAATGCGATTTTGATAATACTAAAGTAATTATTCTTGGTCAAGACCCTTACCCTACACCTGATGTAGCACAAGGCCTTTGCTTCAGCCTCCCAGAGACCTTTATGACGCCCTCTATGCGCGTTATTTTAAAGGAGATGCTGACTAACGCAGGGCAAGAAGAACGCTTTGAGGAGCTCGTTAAACACCCTTCAGCGGGAAATTGGGAGCATCTACCTGGACAAGGAGTATTATTACTAAACACAGCGCTGACAGTACAGGAGAAAGCAGCAGGATCTCACCTAGATCACTGGAAAAACTTTACTCTTGATCTGATAACAAAACTCAGCGAAGAGAAACCTGATTTGATATGGGTGCTCTGGGGCAACTATGCCAAGAGCTACAAGAAAAACATATCACAATCTAAAGCAATCTTAGAGTCCCCCCATCCGATGAACGAGATATATAGAGGGGGTAAAGGAGGCTTTTATGGAACCGAACATTTTAAGAAGATAAACCAACAATTACCAGAAGAAGAAAAAATACAATGGATAAACGATTTACTTATCTGAATGACGATCTGTCATTCCCAATGCCTCGTTGCGAGGCGAGCTCCCCACTTTCCCAAGACGTATTCCTAGTGAATATCGGCATAGGAGATGATGGTGAACCAGTCAGGTACATCTCAGTGGAGGATGAGCTCTACAAAGAGCATCCGCTCGGCTTTTCCGTCGTTACAGGATAAACCGTTCTTAAACCTATCAAACTTTTTTAAGTAGAAAATTATGCAAACTCAGAAAAATCAAAACCGAATCATAAATATCACTAGTGTTTCTTTCAACAGAAACACACGCGATAAATCGGCGTACTCCAATGAGAGTCCGCTGCGTCCATACGTATTGGACATGAGCCTTTACCGCTCAAAACAAAATGACGATTGTTCCGGCATTACTTCACGATTCTATCGTGACTCTGACTGTAATGGCCAGTACAAGCCTGAAAATGACACCATTGTGAAAGCTTTGGATGTCTATGTGACCTTGAATACCTGGAGTAATTCTGACAATACGTTAGATGCTCTTGGCGCACCCGGAGTCTACACCTCATCCTGGGATGACGAGATAGACTATAAGTCTTTGCCTGAGCAGCTTATTCCTGAAGAGAATGAGCAGCTTTATCGAGCACAGCTTCGTGCTCAGATTGCTATGGCGATGAACCATATCAATCATGGCAAGGCTTTGCCGACGGATGAGGAAATCACCAAGGCTTTCAGCGACAAAGCTGAGGCCAAGAAATTGGTGAACAAATTTGTGGCTGCTGCCTAACTTCTGAATATTGAAAAGGGGGTCTTCGGACCCCCATCTTTCTATGAAAAAACCTAAATCATTTCTATTCGACCCCGAGAGGTTTCAGAAAGGAGTAATCAAGAGATGGATTCAAAACCCTATCTTCCGTTCGATGGTTCCTAGATTGATCTTTCGTGCTTGGAATCACAAGTATGGTAAGGGATCTTCGATCAAAGGAATGGTTGAGTTACTTTGTTCAGAATTCTCTACGGAGGAACAAGCAAGGATTGTTGACGAATGGCTAGACACCTTCGATGCCGGTAAGGCAAACATGATGCTTAAATTCATTACTGAATCTCTAGAAGATAAAGTCTATGAGAGACGGCTCAAAAAGATCCTTGACTCTATAGAATAAATGTCGTACCTTACGGTATGGCAAACCAAAGAACCCGAGGTCATAACTTTGAGAGGCGTATAATGAAGCGCTTCAAAGATCTAGGTTATCACTCATGTCTAACGACGCGAAACGGATCACGTTTTCTAGATAATTGTAAGCTTGATCTAATGAATATACCCTACCGTGTGCAATGTAAATACGGAGCACACCGAGGACTATCATATAGTAAGTTAATTGAAGATATGGAAAAGCTGACGAAAAAAACTGAATATGCGGATTTACCCATCGTGATATTTCATACCAAAGATGGGAGGAGAAAGTCAACTAAACTGGTAGTGATGCCTGAAGATCACTACTTCGATATCATCAGTGAACTTAAAACCCTTAAAGAAAAACAGAACCGCGAGCTATCTAGCTCCGTTCCTGAAGACTGACGAGTCTATGAGAAATATTATAGACACTTACAGAGATTCTATTCAATTCTATTTAGGTATTGACTATGTCCAAGAAGGATTAGACGGACCAATAGAGAATGGAATTCTTATGGTGGCACCATTATATGTGCCAATAGCAGACCTAAAAAAATCCATCTTTGTTAAATCAATTAAGTACAGTAAGGGTAGGCTTTTTGTTACTTGCGAATTACCAGAGTTTGTTGATGTATCAGCCTTTATAAGGTCAGAGTACAGTAAAATATGTACTAGAGTATTTCAACTATACTGGCATGATGGTCACATCATAGATGTAATGACTATCAATCAAGAATTCAAAAGAACTCTAATCGAATCATTTATTGTGGACAAGCGTACATACGCTAGTGAGTATGATAAATTTAATGAGATGATTAAAGAGCTTGACTCTAGAATAACTCCTGAAGATGAGTATTACTCCACAACTTAGCTATGAAGCCGTGTTCTTCGGCTTCGATAGTGAACTAGACTTGTCCAAGTTTGCGGACTTAGAAGATCTGCTCAAGTTGGCAGATAAAATAACTCTACGACTTGGAGAAGATCGAGCGGAAGCAGTCGAGATGTTTAAGCAGCTAGAGGATTACCTCACAGCGTGTGAAAAAGCATATGATATTGACCAGCTCGTTCCTATCGACATTCAAATCGCTAATGCTGGAGGCTATACTAGCTCACAAGTAGTAGAGAACCTTGTCGAAGGAGACATTTCATTCTTTTTACCTAAAACATTACAATTTGAAAGTAGAGTACCTACTCCCTTTGTTAATCATGAAGACGCTGGGTTTATTCTCAGCAGAGAAGTCATTATTCAGATTAATAAGAAGGTAGAAGCTCGTAGCGTTTGGAGCTTTCGTTTAAACCATGTAAATAACTTTACTCAAACCATTGAACTCGAGGAAGGGACTAAGCAAATTAGTCACGGACGTCTGTACGCAGAGGATGACGATGGTATACTCCATCCCATTGCCTATCGCTGTAGAAAGCGATCAAGAGTAATGGGTAGAAGTATCTTCATCATGTTTAAAAGATACATTGATGAGGAGAGTAAGAATATGGGTATACATAAGTGTTGGGCAGATCACATTGAGTATAATGGATTTGAGATCGACATTTATTCATCCAAACGAGAGTTCGATGAAATATATATCGGTTGGCAAAATTGGAATAAAGTAGTGGCTAATGTGTATGACAACGAGAGGTTGATATTCTCTGAGGAGAAATATTTTGACTTTCCTAGTTGGCACAAGAAGAAAAACCACGAAGCTATCTTAGCAGACTTTAATCAGAGAGTCGTTGTTGAGTGGATAGACAAGGAGCTCATACCAGAGTACAGAGATATGCCCGGAACATATCATCTTGATGTGGAAGTGTATGTCAAGACTATCCCATTCAAGAAAGCAATTGCTCCATCTAATAGACGCTACCGTAAGTTTGTGAAGGACACAAACAAGAAAAAAATACCGAGGAAATATGACTCGGTCATACACATGCCTCCTGCCGGTGCTTATACTCATGAGCAATACAAGGAAAACAGGAAGACTAGTAAAGCAAAGCTCAGATGGGTGATTCCCAAATCCCATTGGATTGAATCACCATATCAGGTTGATGACATCTGAGCTCCTCCTGCGGGGTAGAGAAGTTGGTGTATCTCGCTGGGTCTCAGACCCAGAGACCGTCTGTTCGAGTCAGGCCCCCGCACCTAAAATATTTTTACATATGTCAGAACTAACATCAACCCCTGTAACTGTTGAATCAACCCTTAACAAACTCCTTAACATCGTTGACGATGATAACATTGAAGTTTCATATAATGAAGCTATTCATGGTGGTCTGTACTCTTTTTCTCATAAAGGTAGCAGCTATCGCATTCACCGACTACCTGACCAAGAGGAAGTCCGTGTTATTGTCCAGAAAGGAACCGAAGAAATGAGTGTTGATGTTGATATCAACTTTGCACAACTAGTTCAAGTACATGAGCGACAGACTAAGACAGATATTCTTAGACTGATCGAGCTCTAAACCTAACGGTTTAAAAACAAGAAAGCCTAGGCACCCCTTACGGGATGCTTAGGCTTTTTTTTATACATCTGTTTAGACTGCTTAGGCTTTTTTTTACCTACAAGCTATCTTGATTATCTCATACGAGTTCCCAATGTAGATGATATTGGTGTTCCGTATATCTGATGTCCAGACTTGATTGCTGAAGTGAATGGTGTAGATCCTGGGATCATGCCTGTAGATCTTACCCACAGTTTATTCACACCTTTGAATGCTCCTTGTTCATAGTTAGGTTTTTCACCAAACTGTGCGAAAGTAGCGTCAATCAAGTGACCGAAGTCTGCTAAGGTTCGACCAAGCGTTGCAAAATTCTGAGGCGATGAGAAGATTTGAACTGGGTTGTTATACAGCGTCAATTCATTATAGATTCTTAATGACATGTTAGCCATGTAATTATTCATCCACTCACTGCCAAATCCTTTCTCATGAGAAGGAATTCCCTCTTCCTCTCGTTCTTCTTTGTCTCCAGTAGCCATTGCTTTGAAGCAATAGAACATAGCTATCAACAGAAGTTGGAATTGCGCATCACGAATGTTACGTCTCATATTTGCCGCGTCTACTTCACTAAATCCTGCTTCCTCAAAGGAAAGTTCCTGCCCGGTAATCTGCTTGTTGATGTCTAGTTTACCTAGACTAAGAGATTTACCAAGTTGGTTCCAGAGGTATTTAGTAGCAAATAAGCTCTGTTGTATAGCCCCCATTCCAGTTTCATTAGACCATCCAAACATTACTGGTAAGAAAGGCATTGCAACACCACTATGGTATCTACCCTTCCTTTTGAATCCAAATTGTTTGTCATCTCTAACTCTACCGAAGCGTTGCTGTACAGCTTCGAACAACCACGTATTAAAGATAGATACCATCCTACCCAATACTGATCTTTTAGCTTTGATAGTATAATCAGGATCATAGTTACCATGGTTTTCTCTAATCACTTTATCTGCTCTTTGTTTAAGATAAAACTGAGCATCTAATTGATTATCTTCAGTAACAGTAATATTATCTCTAGCCGCATCAGTAGTGATGGTTGCTCCAACTGGTACATTCAGATTGTTGTCCATCGCATGCCATAGATTAGTTTCGGTTCCATCAGCAAGCGTAACTTTAGTTGCTAAAGCTGTAGCTATTAAATCAATAGACTGTACGAAGTACTCCGAACGAGCTTGAGGATTGTATGGGTCTAAGAATTTGATCTTATCATCCCACTTTCTGGTACCTTCTTTACTCTTACTAAAGATCTCATACTTAGTCTCTTTTAAGATATCAAGATGGTCCATTGCGTTTCTAATCTTCTCGCTAACATCTGCTTTATGCAATATTGTCTTTTTACCAAAGCTCCAGTTTCTACCTACCCCATTGAGTGCAATCGAAAGCGCTGTGAAGTATTCGTTGTCGCCGTAGACTCGTCCATCAGCTGCTTGATTCATGCCTGCTACAAGTCCAAAAGCAATGTTGCTAAACGCCGCAGGGACGTTCCACGCCATACCTTTGAGTCGAGTGTATCTAAGTAACAAATCAATATAAGATGCGCTCTTAAATTTTCCACCAATTCTAGCATACTGATCTTCAAGACGGCTGATTCTATCTTCATAGTCGTCAATCTTATTTTTCAATGCACGCTTCTCTTTCTTAGTAAGCTTATCGTTCTTCATGTCTGCACCCATCTGAACAATGTCATCTTTCAATGTGTCTATCAACCCTTTAATCTCTTCACGTTCTTTTTTCTCATCTTGAGTGAGAACTTCTTTCTTTTTACTAACAAAGTTTTTGTCTATAGGACGATAGTTAAAGAAAGAATCTTTGTATGAATCTACCATAGTCTTAATATTTCTCATACGCCCACCAGCAGGTGCGGCACTTCCATCTAGTGTAGGAGCCTCATCGGATTTGTCAACAACATACCCTACAGCTCGTACAAGATCCTCAGTAGCAGCCTTGTGCTTGTAGTTAAGACCAAAAATAGCATACGCTTTAAGTACTTGTCCTAAGTCAAAGCTTTGCTTTTCAGACAACTTATTTATGATCTCTCTTTCAGCAGCAGCTCTTACCTCTTGTAAGTCTTTCTTATAAGCATCATCTTTCTTCCTATCTCCTTGGTTAACTAACCATTCGGTAACTTTGAAGTCAATATGGTCATCAATCTTCTTTCTACCTCTAATATACCTAACCTGAATCTCATCAGACAGCTGGCCGTTTGGATCTTTCATTCTAAATGATTCCTCATCAAAATTACTTTGCCTTGTTTCTACAAGGAAGCGATCCCAGATAGCCTTACTCGCATGGATCATACCATGGTTTTTACGATCGTGCCAGAACTCATTGATATGAGTCTGTAACATGTAAGGGAGAGTATTCTCTTGAAGATTCCTAGTTTTATACGCAGGAAGATAATCATTTATTTCATTAATCTTATCTATTGCGTACTTATACATATCCAAGAGAGGTTTATTCTCAGGTTTATATAAACGTTTGAAGTTTTTATCTACATGATCTGCAGATTTAGGAACAGTCAGTACAAACTTACCACTTACTATAGGTAAGAAGTTCTTTTCGTTTCTCAACTTAAACTTCTTCCCTGTTTTAATCTTAGCAATTTGGTTTGCTTTAATTGTATTAACGTATCCGTGTTTTAAAATATTCCTATGAACTTCTGGATCGTTTTCAAATTCCCACATCTTCATTCTAAGATCCCGTTGCTCAGTAGTAAGAGTTAATCCATCTAAGAATCTGATAAATCCATCTTTAGCTCGTCTAAACTCACCTCTTAATGCCCGAGCCTGGTTAGACAAATCTTGAGCAACCTCCTCACCAAACAAATCATTCATTTTATCTCTATAGGCTTGTTCCACCCTATAACGAGAGTCGTCGAATATCTGTACGTTTTCTGTTTCAAATCCTGTGGTACCAAAGCGTGAGAACTCTGCCGCACTTCTTGCGTCAATTGTACCTTGTCGCTGTGCCCATCGTCTCTTACGTAGCAATTCTTTTCTCCATTCGTATGTAGCGAACTCAACCAAGTTACCGGTTCTTTCATCATGGTCATTAGAGAATGTTTGTGCCAAACTTTCGAAAGCCTCATTCAAACTTACATCTCTTGTGCTCGCCCAGTCTCTCAGTTTGTCTAACATTTCATCAACTTCTGCTACAATCTTATTCGATTCTACTTTAGCTCTCCAGTTAGCATCCTTAACAGCCTCACCCAATAGATGAAGTACTTCATTATCTGTTTGAGAAATATCTAAGAACTGAGCTTCAACTCCAGATACATCTTTAATAAAGTCATTCCAATTAATATCATGATCTGCTCCATAAGTTTTCTTATTCCTATCATCAATAATGTCTTTGTATCTGCTAAGTAGAATACCTTGGTAAGTCTGCATATTACTTATAGCTCTATCTAAAGTCTGCTTCGTGCGCTCTTGTTGCATGGCGTTCATTCGCTTTCCTTTAGGGGGCTTCTGCTCTCTAATAGATATCAACTCTGACTCATCAAAGAACGGATGTTCTTCTCCTGAGTAGTTACCTACTACTTTCCAAAACTCAATAATCTCTCTAGCTAATTCTAAATCGTGAAGAGTTGGATTTTTATTAGCTCCAATTAAATTCTCCAGTATAGTAACATCCTTATTCAATTCGGTTTTCAAACTCCTAATCTTAGTCAAAGGTCTTAAGAGCTCTATCCGTCCATTAAGAATATTAATTGCCTGTTGAATCTGACGAACTCGAAGTTCAATGAATGCTTTTCTATCAATTGCTGTGGCATGGTGATCTCTCTCCTTAGAGAGTACATTCATCTCACGCTCAAGCTTAATTTTTCTACGATTAAAACTATCAATAAAGAACTGATACGTAACCGCACCGCCTTTATTCCCTTTAGAAGAAGCAGCAAAGAACGAAACATCGTCCATGTCATTTAGTTCAACCAAATCAGGTTCCCCATTGGAGTCTAGTTCTAGTTGATCCCAATCACCCTTATACGCTGTTACATTAGCATACTCTCTAAGAGCTTGCTCAGCGTCAGGAACAATCTCAGTAAGAGAATGGAAAAGTTTAGATGACTTACCGTTAAGTGCTTTAACATCTGTCAAATTTCCTTCGCTATCTCTTTCGATCCTACCTGCTCTATCCATCGCAGCAATGGTCTCTTCAATGCTAGGTCTCTTGCTTATTTCTGAACTCATTTGAGTAGACTCAGTAGTCTTACCTAGAATCATAGCTCCATCTTTGAGAGCATCATAATAGAGCTCCTTAGTTTTTGCTACTAATCTATCTCCTGTGTACGAACGAGGACTTTGTAGGTTAGTTAGATCAGTTCCTCTACGATAACTAATCGGAACGCCTACTCCATCAAGAGTGAACTCATACATCTTTCCATCCATCTCATAAATTACTATTCCTGCATTAGATCCCTCTGTAAGTTGTTCAAAAGCTGAGACTCCAGTATCCGGATCTACATCCGAAACGGAAGCTGCGTACAGAGATTGCATCTGCATTACATTAGTTAATGTGATTTCCAAGAGAGTGTCATTGATTTTAACTCCCAACATTCTAGCCAAATCTCCTATGATCCCTTTGATCAAACGGAAGAACTTGTTCAACATTGATTCGTTCTTTCTCTTCATCCCGGCAAGTACTTTCTGGAACTTGTTATCGCTCATAGCGTAAGCTATGAACTCATGAATGTCAGTAAGAGTATTTTCAATGTAAGCATTTTCTTCTACCAATTCTTTCCATGCATCAGATTCTTTATCCAAGTTTCTAACAAACTCTTGTTGTAGTTGTTTGATCTGAATGGTCAAGCGATGTGAAGGATGTTTATGAATAAACATTTTAGTAAAGGCGTGACCCAGCTCGTGCATCAGCAAGTACTTAAACGCTTCTCCTTTCGAGCCTAAGATCTCAGTTACTTTATCTAGAGTGTCTTTGTTGATGTTAACTCTGTTAGATGCTGGATCATAATATGTTTCATTATCATATCTTGAAGTTCCTTCAACAGGTTGATTAACACTAAACTCTACACCAGTTAGAATTGCCATCTGAGCGTAGGTTTCAAGCATACTCTTTTCAAAGTCAAACTTAGTATACTTCTTAGTTGCAGTAATAACTTCGGCCATACTAGGAGTAGCTGTCTCACTCATTAAGTTTGCATCTATGAGTCTCTCAAACTCCTCTACTTCCATAGGTTTGAGTACTTGAGCTTTCTCCCACTTAACAAGATCATCACTATAGTTATCAGCAAAGTTTACATGAGTAGTAGTATTAGCCGCATGGTTCACTGTTGACGCAGCAAACTGCTTACTAGGATCATACTCTCTCATACCGAATACTCCAAGACTATCTACCTTATGGTACTTGTTATTTCTGTTACTGACATATACTACCATCTTTTTAGTAGCTACCTCTTCAGTAACAAAAGCATGTGGAATGAAGAACTCACCCTCTTCTGTTTTGATATTGTTATCCTTGAAGTTAATTCTGGACTTATCAATAACAGCAGGAAGTAGGTCTTCTTTATGGTTAAACTTCTTACCTTTCTTAACGTAGTTGTCAAGATCCATTGAGTAAGAACTAACCTTGATCAGATGCTCTGACATGTGCTGTAGGAACTGGTACTTAAAGTTCTGGAACATGTCTAGATCTCTAAGTGAAGCGTTACTAACCTCGTCACCTATTGTTCTACCATCTGGAGAAGCAAGAGGGAGATTGTATAGAATACTTGGCGGAATATATTTAGTAAATTCAATCGCTTCCTGTTTAGCACCGGAGAGCATAGCATACTTAATTAATTCCTGTCCTAATAACTTGGGCGTATATCGTATTCCGTTGAATACTCCTAACACAGGTTGGCGTACGTCATTAAATAGATTTAGAAAAGCCTCACTATAAACTCGCTCGTTCATTAACGTTCCTTCGGTAGCATTGAAAGTTAGCTTACTAATTCCTTGTTCATTAATGTCTGCGGTCATACCAATCAAGAAAGGATTGTTCCTAACATAATCATGTGACATAATATTTGAGAAAATAGATGCCAATGACATATTATTCACAGGATTCACATCTCTAGCTTGCGCTAGTTTAATGAAGTTATTCAACGCGTACTTAAAATGAGCTGCTTCAATTTTCTCTGATTGATTAGCCAAAGAATATATTTTTGCTGCTACTACAAACTTCTGAAGTTGAGTAGGGTCACTATTAAAAGTAGACTCTAACCGTCCTTTCTTCCCGTCTGTATTAACTGCTTTGTTTCGCTCTTTCTTAGTAGGTTTGTTCCAATGCTTAATGATAAAGCTGTTCTTAGTAGATTTCTCATCAAATATAGCTGCTCTATCCATCATAGATGTAACAGC